TCCTATCCCAGCTTGTTGCTTTCTGCACGATCATAAACGGACCCCAGAATTGTGCCACGGTCAGTAGACTGAGTATTGGCCCTTGTGCCGGTCTTCTTCTTCCTTTCGGTCTGGGCCATGCCCTTATCTGCTTCTACGTCAGCTGACTGGACAGGAGTGGGTGTAGGTGCCGTCTTGATAGGTTTCGGCGCCTCATACTTCGGTATATCCGGTGCGGAATGATGTGAACACATGATTTTCACCCCCTTTCAAGTATCACGCGAATGGATCATAATCCACGTTGCACATGTCCCTCCGCCCCCCAGTGCCCGTTGTGTCTTTCATGGCCACGGGATAGGCGAAAGTAAGGGCCAGCGCGTCGCCTTTGTTTGGCGATGGCAGGCCGCGGCGCTTCATGTCGTCCTTGCTTTCAAGCTGGATTTTTCCTCGGAGGTTGATGAAAGCCTCCGGGCCTGTGAGGTCGTCTTTGAGGACTTGGTCATCTTCAATCATGCCCTCGTTGATCAGCCAGTCTTTCATTTCGCCCCACATCTCCGCTCTTTTATTCGCGTATGCGTCATTGAGCGGCTTGCCAGCGAATTGCACCAACTGCCAATTCCTGCCCATTGTGACTCCTGCTGAGTATATGCCGGTGCCAAATCCTGCGTCGATGAATACTGCAGCTGCCTGGTATTGGTCCTCCAGTCTGGCCAGCAGGCCAGCTGTGTGGACGTCGTTGTCGTTTTTCGCCATGGAGAGCAAGTGCTTGTAAAATGGCCCCTGCCTCATGACGATTTCCAAAGTGTCGCCACCTGTCCACGCCGGATCCACGCCGATGATTACCGGCAGGCGGTTGTAGGCGCTGGGAACAGGCACACGCTCCACAGCATTATCCACAATAGCCTGGGATATAAACTGCTTTTCGCTGGCGCTGGGGAATACTCCCCGGACGCGGACTTTGAAGAAGTCGCTGTCTTCGCCATGCTGCTCTTCCCATTCGGCCAGCAGCTTCTTGTCGGTGATGTCCACCGTGCGGCTGTCTATCTGTCGCGTGTTCCAGTATTTTCTGGCTTTGTGGAAACAATCGTAAAAGGCCCCGCTGGTACGTGTAGGGTTGCCGAAGGCGACCCAAATCTTCTCAGTGTCCGCATCGGACATGGCACCTTCAGTAACTTCCCAGATTTTGTCGATGATAGCTGACGCTTCATCGAAGACTACAAGGATTCGCTTGCCATGGTTGTGCAAGCCAGCAAATGCCTCTGTGTTTCTCTCTGACCATGGGATTGCATCTATGCGCCATGTCCTCTCATGTCCAGGCTCATTTGCAAAAAGACTTGTGGCCGTGAGGATAAACATTTCCTTGGCCACAAAGCGGTTATACCATGTTGACAGTTCAGCCCACGTTTTTGACTTAAGCTGGCCGTCTGTGTTGGCTGTGACTACTCCGCGGGTGTCCTCGTGGGTTGCCATTGCCCAGAGGATAATCCAGCTGACAAGCGCGCTTTTGCCTATGCCGTGGCCTGACGATACTGCCTCTCGTATGGCCTGCCCTGGGGTTTTATATCCATCACGGATTTCTCCGAGGATTTCTTTCTGCCACGGCTGTGGCCTCATGTGCTCCAGCGGGCCAGGCTCCCCCCACGGGAAGGCGGCATGGACGAATTTCAGCGGGTCATGGGTGAAGCTGGCAAGATATGACACCAGCTCTATGTCTATACCCCTGTCATTCTTCATCGTCCAGCACTCCTTCTACCCGCTTACGCGCCGCCCCCACGGCTTCGGACATATTCACTGTCACATTCGTGTTGATTTCCGCAGATTCTTTGTACTGCGGTTTTCGGCCCTTGAGCAGGAGAGCCAGGAGCTGGTCTGAGTAGACCCTCTGCTCGCCCACTTTGTCGCCCTTGTACCAGACCACTCTCAAGTCGCCAGTTACGGCTCGTCTCCATGCTTCTTCCTCCAAGAGATCTGCTGCCATTTTTTCTGCTTGAGCAAATGCCCGGTGATACTCACCACGTTCGTCATTTTTGAGCCAATCATAATGGGTCTGGCGGGATATACCCGCCGCTTTTGCGGCCGCAGAAATTGTCCCAGTTGAGATATAATAATTCAGAAATTTGTTCTTGTCGTTGTGATTGATGAACCTGTAAGATTTTTTTGCCATGTTTCGCACCTCCTCCGACCGCGTCCCTGCTGGGGGGAGAGCCTTTCTTGCACCGCCCCCTTTTCTCAGGGAGTTTTTGTTGTAAGACTAGCATAACATAAATTTTCACCAAAAGAGTTCGGACTGTTTTGGGCATAGTAATAGCCCCTGCAGCACTCTGCACGGGCTTCATTTTGCCCCGGCCAGCCGTATCCGCACGGCTATTTCCGAGGTGAGATATATCAGCTTTTTCCAATCGCGTTTTATCTTCTGCTCGCTGATCCACGGGACTGGGAGACCATGGGCTTCTGCGATTGACTCGAAAGCAAACTGGGTTTTGACTACCCAGCGCTTGTTTCTGTTGCGCTTTTCCATTTCGACTTTCCGCCGGGCCAGTATCAGGCAGCGCTCGCTTCGGCCTGCGTGCTTCTCCACGATGGCCACGGCCTGGGCATAGGGACTGCCGTCGGACAGACCCCGCAGGAGATATTCTTCTGCTGCCTGTTCGTCTGCTGATATCTGCTGCAGGATTTTCTGTCCGATTTCCATTGCCGCCTCCTTACTCTTCGCCGTCAAAGCCCAGCTTTACCTGGGCACGCTCGCCGTCAACATATCTCCAGCATTCCTGCATGAGTTTCAGGACACTTTCCCGGATGCTGGTATTAAAGTCTCCAAAGGTGTCCTTGTAGTAGACCCGCCATGCAGGCGTCGTGAAGTTGAACGTGTAGCCGTTCCAGGGATATGTCATGCTGGCTTTTACGCGCAACTGATATCCCTCCAGCTTTTCAGGATATTCAAGCGACAGCCCATGAAACGCCATGCCCTTGGCAAAATCACTGTCTGTGCCATTGAGAGATATCATCTTGGCCGCCATGACCCCCACTTCTCCTGCAGCTGCCATAAGTGAAGGATCCGGTGGCTCGGTGCCCTGGTAGGTATATACTTCAGGCACCATGCCTTCTTTCGTATCTTCCCAAGCAAACGTATATACTGGTATCCTACTACCCCCGATTTTGAATTTTGTCAGTCTCCGCATGTTTTATGCTCCTTTCGATTTTCTCAAACACGGCCACCTGATAGTCATATCCTGCCGCAGTGACCGTGTTGTATGACAACTCTTTGACAACCATGTATCCCTTCGGCGCTTTTATCTCGTCGCGGAAAGTTTCTGCCATGACCACCTTTCTCTCCGGCTCACGGCGAATGAGGTTCCCACGGGAGGTGTCAATTTTCGCGCCATGGTCAAAGGCATTTTGCTTTGAAAAATAGCTGGCCACATTGTGGGCATCACGAATACGCCCGCCATACACCTCAACTTTCACAAAGCCTGCAGTCCACAGCCTGGCCATCACCTCGCGTATCTCTTCCGCCGGGCAAAAAGCATTGATCAACAGATGGGCATGAGGGCGCCCCTGCCCTTTTAGATTTTCCAACACCTTGAAAAATTTCGGTTTTTCTCCTGTGCACTTCATGACCTCTTTCCTCAGACGGTCCATGAATCTCTTCACCTCCAGTTTCAGGGCCTCCGGCGTCAGCCTCTCCTCCGTTGTCAACGTCAGGTAGTAGTCCCCCTGGTGGAAGTTATCTGCCAGCAGGCGGATATACTTCTCTGCCCTGTGTTTCTCGTTGATCCTCTGCTGCTGCTCCTCCGTTGCCTTGCTCTTCGGGAGCCTCCTCTGCTTCACCTTCGGATTCTGCGGCATAGCATGGAGAGAGTGATATTTCTTTTGGATTATTATATCTTTATCCACGGATGTGAATCTCTCTTGCATGTATGCCATAGTTGCTTACCTCATATATGCCTAATAAGCTAAAAATAATTCCTTTATCGAGTCAATAAGGGCCTGCGCCCCTGTCTTTTTGACTTTATTCGTTTTTAAGACTCCATTATATAGAAGAAAAGCCCCGTCCTGCGGCTTGGAATATTTTTTGCCATATTTATGGAATATTTTTTGCCGGGCTTGTGACCGGCTCGCCGCATTACCACGCCCGCCCCCGGCAGGCGCGTCACTCTGCGCTTATTTATTTAAGAAGAAACTTGTCATCTTGGCCTGGAATTCGGCCTTGGTCATGACATGCCGCCGTCTTCTGTCCCGCGCGGCCTTCCTGTTGTCCCAATCTATCAGCTCACAGCTGCTTACTGCGTAGGAATGCTCCTTGCATGTGCTCTTTTTCCGTCTTGGTATCATTGATTTCTGTCTTATCACCTGGTTGTCACCTCATGATTCTTGATCCGCTTCACCATCTCCAGCCACTGGGCCGTGATTTCATTGGTCTGGGCCGTCAGGTTGCGCACCTCCAGCTCCAGCTTCATGTTCTGCTGGCGAACCTCAAGGTACTGGTAATGCTTAACTCCCAGCGCGATCAGCAGCGCTACACAGCAGCACCCCAGCGCTAAAGCCAAAGACGCCACTGACATTTCCTCAATCTTCATCGTCGTCCTCCTCATTGATATCGAATCGTACTATCACTATCGGATTCTTGCCCAGCTTCCTGCCTGCCCTGCGCTTCTTGTCCGCGTGAGACATGCAGCAATATAACGTCTGGACCTTGATACCCCACTTGACCGCCAGCTCCGGCACGGTGCCAATATCTACGAATCTATCTCCGCGATACAGCGCCACCTCCTGGGCCGGTACACCTTTCCTGCCCATCTCAATCCTTCTCCCTCCAGCAGGCATAAGCGAGAAGCAACCCTGTCAGTATAGGCCAATACGCGGAATGGCCCAAATTCGACGGGATAAGCCCCACCATCACGCCCATCATCAAAAACCACAGCCTGTCCTCAGCCTTCCTCACTCTTCCGCTTCCTCCTGTTCCATGCCCGGATTTTGTCCATGTAGCGGCCGTCAAAAAAAGTATCATCTACAAGGAAAAAGAATACGAGCCACGCGCCTATGATAAGTGGCACGGCGACTAGAGCCGCCATCACATTGCAAACTGTTTCTGCCATCGTCAGCCCTCCTCGTATTCCAATTTTTCAATGGTTATTTCAAATTCATCATCACATAATGATGTATCATCTGGCTTATTTTTAAGTCCCCATGATGCTTCAAACCATTCGCTTAATCTCTTAATCATAGACTCTTTGTCTAACTTAACTACTTTATCCGCAGGAAAATCTACTTTAGTGTGAACCTTGAGTGTCCAGTCAAGATTCACTTTCAACCTGTCTGCCATCGTCAGCCCTCCTTAGCTTCAACTCAGAAACGTGAAAAACCCTTTGCTTAGTCATCGTCCTCCACCTCTTTATCTTCCCACCTAGTTGGGACAACGCCAATCATTATAGCCAGTGCGCACTTTGTAAAATTTGCCCTTACATACAGTGGGCAGTCACTACATCTATTGTAACTTTCACACTTCTGTACTATCTTCTCCACTGCTTCTGCTTTAGTCATCGTCCTCCACCTCTTTCACTCTCATCCTCACGCCCTCCGGCACATTCAGCCTTTCAATTGTTTTTTCACTCTCGCAAGAATATTTCTCTGTATTTCTAAATGCCTTTCACACAACGAATACCCTTTTGCTACGGGTTGGGAACAGCGTAAACAAATTCCCAGATATTTCCTAAGCTGAAAAGATATGCCACCGCCTTTTTCCTTTTTTCTATCAAGACATCTTTGGCAAAGTGTTTTCCCTGGCATAGCTTTCACCTGTCCACAACAAGTGCATAACCCTTCTTCTTTTAATCGTTCTTGCCTTAACCTTGTTTGTGAGTTTTTATAATGACGGAAATATGGATTAACCTTATTTTTCCGATACTGTTTCCTCGCTCTTGCTCTTGACTTTTCCCTGCAATCCCAGCAATAAATACTATGAGGTTCGGCATCATTTTTTCGACAAGAAACACAAATGCCGTGGCTCTTATAGTAGTAATAATCAGTCATCGGCCTCCACCTCTTTCACCTTCATCCTCACGCCCTCCGGCACATTATCCATAACCGTCACGCCTCCACACTTACAGCATCGAATCCTGTCCCGATGGCTCTTGTCCTCCGCCCTTTCGATAACTGCCCATCCTCCACACGGACATTTGACGTACTCTTTAACACTTCTCATTCATTCATCTTCCATCAGCCTCGTCCACAACTCAGACAGAGGCTTCGTAGTTTTCCACTTTACCCGCGGCAGCCTGCCGTACTTCTCCGCCAACTCCTGCCCGTGTTTTTTTACAAAATAGCTCAGCGCCGCCGATTGAGAAAAGCCCATTCGCCTCGACACTTCAGCCAGCGACTGGATATCTGCTCGACTAAACCAATACTGCAGGGTCTCCCATCTATCCCTTAGATAATCTTCATATCCAGGCATCCATGGTTTCCACTGCTTCGGTGGTTTCGTTGACTCCTTCGTGTCAACGACCGACGCGCCAGAATCCACCCACTTTATCCAGCCCAGCACCATCCACTCATGGGCCACGCTCTCCGGCCTCTTTAAATCTTTTTTGTCTATCTTCTCCCCTGCATAGTAGGCTTCTTCTCCCGCTACTCTTTTACACGGTAGATTCGGCCATACGTGCCGGAAATGATATTCCGCCTCTTCTGTCCAGACCGCCCTGCCTTTATTCATCTTCATTTGCCGTCGCATACGCCATCATCAGCCTCATCGAAGCATTCACCAAATGCGGCTCCGACCTGTCCCCCATCAGATACATATTCAGATGGCGGATGGCCCGCGCCGCGTGTTCTTCGCAAGGGATACTTTTCCATGTCTCCCCTGGGTGCTTCACCGCCCCCGCCGTCAGGCCCCTGGCCATGTCGTCAAGCCACCCCGGCTCTATATATCTGTACTCGTTTTCCTCCCGGTCCTGCGGGTATAATTTCTCTATCTCTTTTTCAAGCGCCATCAGATTTTCTTCATTCCCTTCTTCTTGGCCCACGCTGACAGCGCCGCCTCCGACTCTTCCCTTACTGCCACATGGTCAAAGCCGTGACAGCATTTCCAGCCGCCCTTCCCCGGCTTCTGGTACCGCGGGCACCACTTCCCTGCAAAATCCTCCATGCACCGATAGAGCCAGCCCCTGTCGTCCATATATACTGCCATCAGATCATCTACTAGTCTACTTCTACGCGCTTCCGTCCACACCGTACCGCCGGTGGTTCAAGTGCCAAATTGTATCATAACCAGTCTCATCTTTGAGTGTTTGGTTAAGTCCTTCCACAGAAATGTCGCACTTTCCGTCCTGCACACATGAGCAGAGCCGCGCCATCTCATCCTGGAATCTCTGAAGCCTGGAATTTTCTCCGCGCCCTCCGAATCCAAAATTTTCATGAAGCACCCAATTAGTGAGCACCGCCATTTTATAAAAGGCCCGCACCTCAGCCTTAAATCGTTCTTCATCAATTTTCGCACTCAGCTGGGTAGCCATTTTATCCATTTCAAATTTCCGCTCCTGCTGGCGCTTCACTTCTTTATTGAGAGGCCTGCTGCAGCTTCTCTCCATCTTTCTCCTCATTCCCAAAAATCGTCACTCCTCTTTTAATTACCTCCATCCTCTGACCCTGCCGACCAGTTCCACGGCCATTCTGTCCTTTTCCCATTCGTCCCTGTCTACCTCGCCGCACTTCCGCGCGATGGCCGAGACCATCAGCTTCACCTTCATGGCCTCGGCCGCTTCCATATCCTCTTTCGCTTCCTGCGATTCGGCAGCAGTCTGCTCTTCATCATTCAAGTGGCCAACTACCACCGGCTTCCTGTCCTTGTTGTAGCGATATTTCTTCTCCGCAGCGCCAAAGTATCTTTCCAGCTCCTCCGGAGTGGCCTGCCTGGTTGTGACCGGGTGGACCTCGACAGGCCGCCCATTCTCATTTCGGATATTATTTATCCGGTTCATGTAATCACAAGACGCATTCATATTCGCACCCGTTAAAAAAACATGCAGACGATTGACAGTACGCCCACCAAAATCATGGCGAGCAGAAAAGTCCCATAGCCCGTCAGAGGCCAGTGAAAACTCGGAATCAAGCTGGCCAGCCATTCCTCGATACTCAAAAACATGCAGCCCGCCCCCTCTCAATAATTTTCATTATTTTTGTTTATTTTCGTCACTTTCAATTCCAGCATGTTCCTGCTTGCCGCAATACTTCCAGCCCATGACATCTGCCGTCTCGTCCAGCTTGGCCTGTGCCGTCTCCTGCGAGTCCGTGACATACCAGGTCTGGCACAGTTCACCCATGTAGTCTCTTTCAACGACTACATAACGGCTGCCATTGGCCCGGCTTTCGACCAAGAAGTTATGGCCGTTGTTCTCATTCCGGTAAATGCTCAGCAAACCGAAAAGCCTCCCTTCTCGGCAGCCGCCAGCACGTCCTCCTCAGTATAGCCCGTGTAAGACATAAACTGCGCCGGGCTGATATAGTAGCTATACCTGGCTGTCCTGCCGCCCCCGCGCTTGACTGCCGTGCCGAAAGGCAGCCTCCCCCGCTGGAGGCCCACCCGCACGAACTGCGGAGTCTTCCCCATCATTACCGCAGCCAGCTGGGGTTGAATGCGCCGTATCATCATATCCAGCCCTCCTTCTTCAAGGTCTGGCCTACATCGTAGATGACCTCTAATATGTCATGATTGTTCATCTCCAGCCGGTCCTTGTTGTCCTTGAACCAGCGAAGGAGCGCCCGCTTCATGGCTTCCTTCTGCTCATCATGCAACTCGGCCTCCAAATCCACGCTCATCTCTTTTTCCATATCGGTTCCACCTTTCAAAATAGCTCCACCTGTTCGCACTCCCGCGCGAATTTCTCCTCTAACTCAATGACAGAGTAATCGGAGCGGAATTTCCGCCACGTCTTCTCCTGCCATTCCATCAACTGTGCCCACAATTCCGGGTAATGTGTCCTCAGCTGCCGAAGCTCATCAAGGCCCTTCAGGGGACAGCACCAGCAGGAGACTCTACGGAATATCTCGTATAAGCCCCCCAATCAAACCCGCGTTCATAGCAATAGCGCAGGCAGTCTGCCTCGGTCCATCCCCACTCCACGAGGGGATACCTTTTGTCTTTGATTCTCTTCGGTTCATCAGCTGCAATGCCCACATACTCTATGACCTGCTTTTCCTTCCGGGCCTGCCGGAGGTAAGTCTTGATATGGTCCCTTTTGTAGTAGGCCGTACACCATCTGTTCCGGAAGTCAGGGAATGAATACCCCACCACTCCGGACTTCTTGACGTGATAAAGCAACATGTTTTCAAATGAATTCGGCCGCGTCAGCCGGGTGATCTTCCTGCCTATATATTGTTCCACCTTATCAAGATGGTCATACATGGCCGGAAATTCCTTCCCGGTGTCGCAGAAGATGATTTCATCCACCGGCATGTCCAGCTCAATCATCCGCAGGAGCATGGCCGTGCTGTCTTTCCCGCCGGAGAATGAGACAACGTGCATTTCGTCCATGCTCCACGCCCCCTTGTTTAACACGTTAAACTTTTAGGTAAAAAAAATACGCGATACAGGTACCTTCAACGTATTTGACAGTTTCAATATTGTATCTGTTGTCGTTGTACTAATAGCTCCACTCTCTATTCCCGCTATAGTAGCTCTTGAGACATTTGACATTTCCGACAGTTTTTTCTGAGTCAGACCACGTTTTACCCTATATTCCTTGAGTTTATTGCTGAATCCCACCGCGCTGCCTCCTTTCTATTCTTTGCTTAAAGTTTAGCGCGTTAAACACGCTTTGTCAAGCATGGCAAACAAAATTATTGAAAAAATGTTTAATATGCTATACAATGTAGCTTGTAGAAAGGAGTGTTTCCCATGACATTAGGCGACGTTGTTCACGACTACAGGCAAAGGCACGGGCTAACCATGGAGGATTTTGCAAAGCTATGCAAAATGAGCAAAGGCTACATATCTATGTTGGAAAAAGACAAAAACCCCAGGAACGGCAAGCCTATCGTGCCCTCTATAGCTACATATTCAAACATCGCCATTGCTATGAATATCAGTGTAGATGACCTAATGAAGCTGGTGGGCAAGGACCAACCAGTAAATATTGCCCCGCCCCCCAGTTCTGCCGATAAGGAATATATAGAAAAATACAAAGCATTATCCCCGGAACATAAAGCTGCCGTCAACAATCAGATAGACTTCTTCACCTTAGAAGAAGAGAAAAACGACTGGGGAAAAAACGCCGACGCATAACTACTTCAATAAGCAACTCTTACGCCGCCCTCACTGCTTCGTGGAGGAAGAGTAGGGCATAGATATAGAACAAGGCCCCGGCGAAGGTGGAGCCGCCGGGGCCTTGTCCGCTCAAGCACTTTGTCGTCAAGTCCTTAAGCAAGATTTGTTCGTGTACCTTATTGAGGATGGAGCTGCTATCGATGAGTAACGATGAGCATATTTATATTCTAGCACCCGCCTATAGCTCTTTCAATGTGCTCCACGAAAAAAGCGCGGTCGCACACCCGCGCTTCTTCCGCATATCCAAATAGCATTAGGAGGGTAATCCAGAATGTGTTTATATTATATCCCTCGCATATGCCATTTTCAATGTAAATAAAAAAGGCTCCCGCCGGTGGGAGCCTTTACCCTTATCAGATGATTGGCCCATCCCAGCCCCTGCACCTGGTTGTCCCTTAGCTGCGAGCTTCGAGAAAGGCTGCACAGGTAGCCCCCAGCCGTCTGAGCTGTAGTAATCAGCAGGACGGTTCTCCTGCCTTGTTATGATTATACCCCCCGCATATCCCATCTTCAATGAATAGGAGTGATTACATGAGACTTCCGAATTCCTACGGGAGCGTCGTCAAGCTATCCGGCCCCCGTCGCCGGCCATTTGCCGTCCGCATCACTACCGGCTGGACGGACGAAGGCAAGCAGATCCAGAAATACCTAGGATACTACGCCAAGCGCACAGAGGCCATCGCGGCTTTGGCTGAGTATAACCAGAATCCATATGACCTAAACAAAGACAGCCTCACCTTTTCCCAAATGTACGTCAAGTGGACTGCCTATAAATTCCCGGACGGGACCATTCCGAACACCTACGCCGCAGCCTACAAGCGCCTGCCCGCCCTCCATGACATGTCCTTCTCGGATATCCGGAAAAGGCATATCCAGGGAGAGATAGACCGTTGTGAACTGGGCTTCTCTACCAAGAAGATGATGAAGACTCTCTGTAACCAGTTATTCAAGTACGCCATCGACCTGGAGCTGGTCAGCCAGAATCACGCCCAGCATGTGGACCTGCCGACCAATGAGCAGAGCCGCATCCACCAGCCCTTCACCCCCGACGAGCTGGCCACCCTTTGGCAGTATCCGGACGACCTGGGAGCCAGGCTGGCCCTCATACTTACCTATACCGGCCTGCGCCCCACTGAACTGCTGAAAATAAAGACAGAAGACGTGCATCTGCAAGACCGCTATATGTACGGCGGCATGAAGACTGCCGCCGGGAAGAATCGCGTCATACCCATTGCAGAGAAGATTTTTCCCTTTATCGTGGACCTATACGACCCAGGCCAGCCGTACCTCGTCACGGATCCGCGCGACGGGAAGCCCATGGCCACCTATGACCGCCTCCGCGAGCACGCATGGAAGCGCTCCCACGCCCTCCAGGCACTCAACCGCCCCCACCTGCCCCATGATGGACGCCACACCTGCGCCAGCCTCATGGACGACGCCGGAGTCCCGCTGAAAATCATGCAGCTGATACTGGGCCACCGCTCCGCCAACATCACACATAGAGTATATACTCACAAGACCATCCAGCAGCTGGTGGAAGCCATTAATACCATCTAACAGCAAAACAGTAACAGATATCAGCAAAACAGTAACAAATATCAACAAGTATCAACAAATAGCAAAAAACTATCTAAAAACTATCTAAACTATCTAAGGCATTTGTCGCTTGCTTGTCGCTTGTATGTAACTTGTAGCGCGACATCTTAGCGATTCTCTAGGACCTCTTACCTATATGAAGAGAATTGAAAAAGCCCACCAGCCAAAGGCTGATGGGCTTTTTGTAACTTTCATACCAAGTCGTAAGATTAACTGCTTGAGAATTGAAAGCCAGCTATTTCCAAGGCTGACGGGCTTTTTTGTAACTTGTATGTAACTTTTAATTTGTGGTCAAAATAACAAAAAATGATACTTAGCACAATCCTGCTCTTTTCGCTTCCATCGCATTTAGCACCCACGCCCTGAAAGGCATACCGGCCTTTTGAGCCGCCTGCTTGTAGCGTTCAAGCTCCTGCCTGGGCAATTTAATGGAGAACTGCCCTAGCGACTTTTGGTATTTGAGTGCTGCCCTTTTTTGAGCATCAGTCATTGCCACCGTTATTCGCCTCCTCTATTACTGGTGTAAAATATTTTTCTTCTGCCTGTTTCCTCGCTTTTGTCGCATCTTCCAGTTTTGCAAATCTTCCTAAAAAATGCTTCTTCCCTCTGATTTTTATTTCTGCTGCCCACAGTCCACGCGATTTATCGAACCATACGCCCTTTACCCCGGACGTAGTATTGTTCGACTGTGGCTTGTCGCTTTTCAATCGTCCCATAAACATCTTGCCGCCATCCTGTGTAAGTGAGCTCAGGCTTTCCGCACTTCTGTCGCGATTAAGACAACCGCATGATTGCGTATTACCGTTCATAACATTAGTTTTTGTCAATGTAACCACCTTGCCGCAATCGCATTGACATTTTATCTTGTTGTACTTCATTTCTTCCAAGACAACAAGGCGGCCAAATCGCCGCCCTGTCATGTCCTCAAAATGCCCTCTCATAACTCATGCACTTCTTCGTCCCACGAAGAATCCCACCAGCTTGCGAAGTTGTCGAGTGCTTCAAGCCCATCAACTCTCGTACCTTCTGCGCCTTCACCGTAATAACGTTTGCCATCAACGATGCCGCTGTGAATGTCCAGCCCATCTTCTTCGACTGCGTTCATGTCGTAATTAGCTTCGATATGTGCCTTGAGTGCTTCGATAGAATCAAAAGCCTTGATTTCGTTGCCATTGCTCATAAAAAACTTCTTCATTGTAATTCCTCCTTAGTGTCTGCCTTAACCTTATCTTTGATTATATTATATAGCTATCTATATATATTGTCAATAGGTATCTATATATTTTTTGTAAAAAAATAAGGCGCATATCCTGCAACGAATACGCGCCGTCTAAAACCTGTGAGGTTTTCAATATGATGTTATGCGGTTTCCGTCAGTGTTTTATTGAGCGCCTGCTCGATGAGCCACAGCCCGCCTTCAACGGCAGCCGGCAGGACCAGCATGTCGCGCACTTTGCGCCAGCCCGTCTCCTCCTGGGCCTGCGCCTTGGTCTCAGCCGCGAATTTCCCCCCAGCCACCTTCAGCACCGGCAAGATTTCCGCAAGGAGCCAGCGAGTGAAAGCACTCTTCATGGTCTCGTCCACTTTGTCAATCTGCATGGCATCCTCTACAGCATCACGAATTTCTACCCACTTGGACATAATCGACACCTCCCTATTTCAGTTCTCAGAAATAGCCCTGATTCCGTATTCATCGCAAGCCAGCTTTTCCACCCTGCAGCCACGATAATGTCGCCACTCGCCAATAAAATAAGCAATATCAGCCTTGCTGAGAATCTCAAAAGATTTCCCCAGGAACCACAACGGTGCAGCATCACGTGGTGCATTTTTAAAAAATGAATCCAGCACCTCAATATCTTCATCCGGGTACTTTTCCTGGATATTGTCGATAGCCCGCCGACGCTCCGCTTCTATCTGCTCATTTGTTTTATCTTTCATCGGCTGAGATATAAACACTTTCATTTCATTATCTCCTTTTTAGCCAAGATTATCAAATTACTTTCATCAAACCTGGTCAATAACCTTCCAGTCTTCTGCCAGCATATCAGCCTGGCTGGCCAGCCAGCCCAGCTGCACTCCGCTGGTGCCCACAAAGGCCAGCGCGGCATTACCATAATGTTTATGTTCTGCATTGATAATTTCGCCCCTGGCATTGACATAGCTGACATGATGGGCCAGCTCCACATACTGGCCCTTCCCATTCCAGCCTTCGCGCTGAATCCTTGCGCCCTTCTTCACAGCCTGCATCGCGCCGCCAAAAGTCATCACATTACCACTCCCTCATTAACTCATAATCCGTCACGCCCCTGGCGATGGCCCGCGCCAGCTCATTCCGATGGACTTGTAGGATCTGCTCGTCCTTTTCATTTGAAATGAAAGCCATTTCTACCAGACTGGCAATGGCGTCCGTATTAGTCAGCACAAACAGGCCATTTTCCCCAGGTTTCGCAGGCTTAACGCCCCTGTCCGTCAAAGGCAGGCTGTCCACAAGCTGATTCTGAATGCACTGAGAGAGCTTCTTTCCTTCCCTGCTTGCATAGAAATGCCAGCACTCGGCACCATTGGCAGACGTGTCCTCCGCGGAATTACAATGCAGCGAGATAAAGACGTCAGCTTCCCAGTTATTACTCTCATGAGTGATTTCCCACAAGCTGTCTGCCTGCAACAACCTGCACTCGCATCCAGCCGCCTCCAGATATCCCTTTGTCAGCTTGCCAACGGACAAGGCCACGTCGCATTCCTGCAGCCCTGTCCTGGGGCTGACTGCCCCGCTGTCCTGCCTGGGCATATGCCCAGGATTGATGAATACCTTCATAATAGTGGTCTCCTTTCCCAATTCTTCTGAATCATTTTACCACTTTTTCGAAGGCTTACAGTCCGAACTGTTTTTATTTTTCATTTTTATCTACATTTTGCTTGTCCTTCATTTCTTCAAGCGTCCTTAGAAGCCTAGGAGGGACGGGCACCCCCAGCGCGGCAATGTTCTCCAATAAGCTGATACCCTCATTTGATAGTAAGAAAGCGATTGTTGCCAGCCGTATCAGATGGTCTGTGCCTATGATATGGTCCAGCTCATTGGCCACGGCGACCATGAGGAACAGCACCAGCTTTTTGACAATGCCCCAACCACCAACATGGGAGGACAGGCGCTTCTCATGGGCTGCCCGAAGCACGCCCGTCACATAGTCGATGGCTACGAAGAGGACAAGCGCATGGAGGAACTGGTCATAGCCTCCCAGCAATTCCCCCGCGCCGGCCGCCACGGCCACGAATGCAACTCTGAATTCCATTTCTATTCCTCCTTTACTAAAAAAGGAGACCGCCAAAAGACGGTCCCCCCGCAATATTAAACCTGCTGCATCCAGCGCTGGATCAGCGCCTTCTCCTCCGGTTTTGCCCGGTCCATCATGCGCTGCAGGTTCTCTCTCAAGTCATGGCCACTATAACCGCCGTCTCTCTCACGACTATAGCCGCCTTCATCATAGCTTCTGCCACCGCCGTGCCGGTAGCTGTCCTCGTCATAGCTGCGCCCCCGGCGATAACTACCGCCGTCATCATAACTGCGACTAGAGAATCCTCCGGAGCCGAAGCGCTCCATTTCCTCCAGAATCTTGATTTTCTGAATGCCGGAAATGGCATTCTTCACGATTTCCACGTCCTGGGGCTGGTGAAGCCCCTTCTGTGCAAAGTCCTGCAGGACACCGCAGAGGTCCTCTTTGATTTTGTGCATCACTTCGTTCATGGCCATCAACTCCTATCTCAAGTCCGGCCTGTCAATCACGATATTGGCATTGGATATCTCAATAGGGATATCGCTGGTATTGACGATAGTCAATGTCTGGCAGCACCCGGAGAAAATAGGCACTGTCATAGCGCGACTCACATTGAAGAAGTCCCCAGCTGCCGCCGGAGTGACAATCATCTGGGAGACGGGCATGGGAGCGCCGTCTACAGCGAATGCCACGGAAATAGGGCCGACGGTGCCACCCGTAGGCACTGCGATATTTGCGCCAAAGTCAACAAAGTAGTTGGCCCTGCGCCGCCGGCATTTACTACCCGTCAGCACGAAGGTGGGAGTCTCATCGGAGTGATTGACCAGGCCCAAGTTGCACGGGATGGTGGTGCCGGTGAATACCACGGCCTGTCCAGGCTGGACGGTCTGGCTTGCAATAGCTGTATATTCAGCCGCCATAGGTCAGCCCTCCCTCACGCGCCACAGCCGCCATAAAGGCCACCGCAGCCACAGTTAGGATTAGGGACCACATAGGCCGGCTGCGGCTTCGGACAGCAGGAGCTGATAACTGCCTGGGTCTGAGCCTGCGCGTTCTGCACCAGTTGGGCCGTCTGCGCTGTCTGGCTGGCAGCCAGGTCTGCCATCTGAATCCGGGAGCGCAGCTCCTGATTCTGTGCCTTGAGATTGTCAATCTCAAGCTGGCAGAGCTTATCCTGGATAGCCTGGAAGCCCTGGGTCTGATTCTGGATAATCGCGTTTGTGTTGGCGGTATTCTGCGCGATGATATCTCTGAGACCATCGGAGATTGCCTGCCTGTCTGCACAAGCCTCCGTCGCGATGGTATATTTGAGATCAGCCTGCCCAGCCCGATTGTCATTGAAGCCCTGCTGGTTCGTCATGGCCATCTGATTCAGCCCCAGCGCCAGCGTGTCCTTTGCGGCACCAATAGCCTGGGCCGTTGCAAACTGGGAGTTGGTCACTGCCTGGGTGATAGCTGCATTGCCGGAGCACTGAGCCACAGCCGCATCAGCGAAGCCCTGGCCGACCTGTGTCTGCAGCTGGCTGATCTGACTGGTGGTGGCCTGCTGGTCAAAGCCCCTCTGCAAATCAGCATTGACAGCCTGCGCCGGAGCATTGCCGCCCCAGCCGCCATTGCCCCAGCCACCGCCGAGACACAAAATGAAAAATAGGATAATCCACCAGCCACAGTTGCCGTCATTTCCCCAGCCGTTATTGTTCCCGCCGCCTCTGAGGACTGCCGCCATGTCTGCTGCGGACATTCCGCCGGATTCAAACGCCATGATAATGACCTCCTTTGTAAAAATAAACTCTTAGATTTATATTTTCAACTTGTTCCAAAATGGAAATAGTTGAAGCCTAGAATTTCATGCCAGAAAACATTCCGGCAAAGCTCTTTGCCTGTTCGAATTGTGCCTGGGATACTTTCCCGGAGGTTACAAGCTGATTGACATATTCCTGGGGATTCATGCCAGGATTCTTTGCCATCATTTCCTGCTTAAATTGCTGGAATTTCTGCATCATCTGCATGGGGTTATTCATTTTGCTTTCGCCTCCTGGGGTTGAGTCTGACTAAACGCCAAAAGCAGGTTTTTCATTTCCTGCATCTGTTTGCTCATGGTCTCGAATTCCGTCCGTGAAACGAAATTGCTGTCATTTTGTTTTTGCGGAGTGATTTCTTTTATTTCAAATACTCTCATGGGATTAGGACAGCCGTTTTGCTCAGAGGACTTGATATACATTCGGCCATTTTCCGGGTCATTGGCATTGATAGGGGCCACGGTCATGCCGGGATTGACTGGATAATCTATAGGAGGGTTTTCGTCATTCGCATTAGTAAAAACAACCATCGAGTTGGCTGGCGATGGTTGCTGATTAGTTTGGGGCTGACCCCAGGTATTTATAGGCATCATTTTTCATTTTTCCTCTCAAAATAGTAGATAGGAACTTCCTGCCCGCTGTCCCAGGCATCGAAATAAAATCCGTCGATTACTGTTACTGCATGGGAGCCGGTGGCGAGAAGATAATAGCCCTGTTGGTGGTCCTTGCAGAACTGCTCTACTGTATAACAGTCTGGGCATTTATCCGGCAGGTTCACTCGCTTGTAACCGTGCTCTTCAAGATATGCGCCCCAGACGTGATTAGCTGTAGGCATATCGGCTTTCTTGTACGCGAAAAGGCAAAGCTCTATGTAGACCTCCTCCCACGTTTTTGACAGAATCTTTGCCAGCGCTCTCACTACGCAATCCCCTGCCCTACGCCCTTTCGGGTTCGGATTATATTCTACATACATCGCTTCGCCCTCCCTTCTGATTTATTCTATTGTTTATCTGCTTTTCAAAAACGCTAAAAAAACGCAGAAAAAAGGCAGGTGTCTAACCTGCCTCTGTGGTACGGAGTATTTTTTTGTAGGCGCGGGCCAGTCTGTCGGTGATAGCTCTTACTGATAGGTGCAGCTTGAATGAAATTTGAACAAGGCTAAGACCTCCTAAAATGTGCAGCTCCAGGACTTCTTCCTGTAGTGGAGTAAGGGCCGCTTTCGATACGGTTTCCTTGTATTCGTCAAGCGCTGCTTCTTTTAGATATCTACGGACTTTCTTTTGTTCAGAATTCATATTTGCTGTCCTATTCTACGCCCACAATCTCCTGATATCTTTCTGCTGTCAGCTCGCCGTCTTCTACCATCTGCAAGAGGATGGCCCGGACGGCTTCTTTGCGACTGGCAGGCACCTGTCTCCATGTTCTCGTGCCTGCAATGAGCCGGTCTGCCCAGATTTTATTCATCGTCGTTTCCTCCTTCCAGGCGCTCGTCGATATCACAGAGCGCTTCTTTGATTTCTTCGATGTCGCTGTCAAAGTCGCAAAGCACCTCGTCAATCGGCGTCACGGCTTCGCCTATGGCTTCGCTCATGGTTACGCCATCGTCTTCCTCGCCGATTATGACCGTCTGCAACCCTTCGGCAAGTGCTTCCTTGCCTGAGAGATTGAACGGCGTACCAGCAAAGGCTATACCCTCTGCATCTTCAAATGGGCATTGAATAAAGCAGCCTGTTGATGGCTTAACTTTGATATACCTCACGGCAGTTGTAAATCCAATGGTTTTACCATTGTGAGTATTTACGATTCTATACATGGTTTCTCACCTCCTTTCAAGGGTTTATGCCTACCAGCCTTGCGATGTGCTCCAGATCTTCGATTGGTGCTTGATAGAAGCTATCATCCCAGAGCCAATAGTCAATGCTGTCTTGTCTTGAATAACTATTGGCTAAGTCATCGTCAAATACCGCTTTCCACTCTGCGGTCAGTTCACGGTGTGTGCCACCAAGTTTCTTGATGATGGCGTGGGAGAGCTTGCCACGCTCTTGCCCGTGTCCATCATCGTTGCGGGCGAAGTGTTCGTGGGCATTGAAGGAACGGGCCACGCAGATGGGTTTGCCGTTGTAGCACAGCATACCGTCAATGTTGTCTACGGGGGTGCCGTAGGGGAGGTTTAGGTAGCCTCCTATGGCGTTGTGTTTGTAGCGTTTGATTGTGATGTAGGTCATGAGACCTCCTTTATATTTCCGTGTGCGGGACTTTGTAGACTAAAGACCGGTTTTTTAAAACTTGAGAGCAGGGGCGAGACCATTACTACTCTGCGCAAGGTAGCTGCCGGTGGTGCCATCGGTGCGAACATAGCAGAAGGAGAACGCGTCGTTGTAACTAGGCGAGCACTCCCACCAACGGACAGCGGTAGATGTGGAGTTGTACTTATACTTTATGGGGCTGTTGCCGTTGACATAATACTTCATTCTTGTATTATGATTTTTCTCATACTGGTTTGCGGCTG